GTAGTCGAGCGCATCCCACGTCAGGCCGTTGTTGAGATCCGAAATGTTAATCGTGTTCGAGTTTGGCGAAAGAACGCAATAATACCCGCCTAGGTAGGCAGCGGCCACGCCGTTTACGAACTCCGTCCATGAGTAGGCAACCAGCGTTTGCGCTCCCGCTGATGTCGTCAAGGTGATCGTTTCGTCATTGATGAAGGTTGCGACCGTGTACGTGACGCCGTTGATGGTGATCGACGTGCCTACCATCGTTGCGGTGAACTTGTCGCCTGATCCGTACGTTACGGTTGTTCCGGATGTGTTCACCAGTCCGGAGAGCGTGCCATACGAAGGACGCGCAGGCGCGCCACCGTTACTCACCCATATCTGAGAGCCAGAGCAGATCAGAAGCTGTGTTCCAACGCCGTTAGGAATGATCGTCGCTGGAGTTGCGGCACTGTTCATGGCCCCAATGCTGGTCACGCTCCCCGCGCCGTCGATCTCGTACAGCGTGTCATCGCCCACCGCGAATAGCCTGTTATCCCCGGCCCAGAGGCCCCGGCATGGCGACTTCGGAAGCGTGGCGAATAGCTGCAATCCCGGCGTCGGCTCTAGCGACATCTTGCCCTTACCAGTGCCGCTCTGAATCGTCTGAGGATACAGGTTAATGCAGCGATCTCCCGCCGCGTTGATTGACATCAAGCGGTAGGCAGGTCCAACGAAATTGGGGTATTCGGCCATTATTCGCCCGTGATCCAGTTCCAGCCGTAGCGGTTGACCGTGAGTTGCGGGTCAACGCGCATGTTGAGTACTGGCTGGTTAAGTGTCTTGATCTTCTGTTTGGCTTCCCGAGCCATCTGCTGCACCATTTGGAGTTGCATTCCGTTCGCGTTGCTCTTGCTGTTGACGACGAACATCGGCCAAAGCATCTCACCGAGGTTGAAGCGGAGCGCCAAATCATAGCTAGGGGGGAAGCTGTAGTCGGTCGTGAGATCCGCAAAGCTTTGCAGCGGCGACCATGTGTAAAGAGCTATCGAGTTGGTAGCCACAGACGGCACAGGCCACAGCGTTACTTCGATCAGCGGGAAGCCGCCATTCTCATAGAATGCAGTTGGCAGAGAGCTTGTAACGGTCTTCGCGGGGTATTCCTGCGCCCATTGCTGAATGCTGATCTTGCGAATCGGTAACTCTGTCGGGTATGTCCCCGGCACGATAACCCCGGCCCTCTCAATGCGTGCTGGTCTCGGGATATTCCAGTTGCCGCCGCTGCCCACCGTGTACACCTGCTGAGATGCCGTAAGGGCAAACTGGTTGCGGTTGATCGTGTAAACCATTAGCCGCTCTGTCTGCCACTGGTCGATCATACTTTGAAGCATCGAAAGCCCATCAGCTTCAGCTTCAGCCGATGCCGTTTGGCCTGTGCGAAGGACGCCGATGTACCTGAGAGCCGAATAGATGAGCTGGCGTGCTGTCACTGGCTACGCTCCCGCCGCTGGGATCGCGTTTACAGGCCCGGTAGCAGGAGGCATCCCCGGTTCTGCGCCGTTGAGCATCCTGATAGCTGCCTTGGCTTCGGCTGCGATCTGCGCCACTTCAGGACGCACTACAGAACCGAACTGAGACGCTACCTCTACGGCCAAGTTGTAGATCATGGCTCGCAAGTACCCAGGCGCGATGTCCACGCTAGTCGTGAGGTCTGCGAACTGGCTCAGTGCGCTGTACAGCCAAAGATCAATGGTCGAACTGGCGTTAGGCGTAGGCCACAGATAGACCTTACCAGTCGGGACCGCCTGATCGTAGTAGAGCTTGAGAGGCACGCTAGCAGAAGCGCCCTTTTCTTTGATCGCTGCCCAATCCGCAGGGGAGATGATCTCCAGAGGGTGCGTCAGGTTGCTCAGGATGATATTGGCCGCTTCGATGCGCACAGGTCGCGGCGTGTTCCAAGTCTGCCCGGTTGCGATGTTGTAGCTATTCGTTCCATTGCTCACGCTGCCCGTGAAGTTCTGGATAAAGAACACGTTCAGCCGTTCCGTACTCCAGTTGTCGATCATTGCGTTCAGCGCGGCTAGTGCGTCGGTGCCTTCCGATGTGGAAGGGGTTTCACCTTGAGTGATAACCCCCAACAGTTTCAGCGCGGGACGGATGATGTCATTAGCTGCTGGCATTTTCGGTTGCCTTCGGCTTACGCTGGCGTTTCACCTTTTCCTTCGGTGCTTCAGATTGTTCGGTTTCTTCAGATTCATCGTCATCGCCAAAATCTGGAGATTCCTCCCACCCTTCGCCCTTCGCGGCGTGTTCATCGGGATCATAGACAACCACTGGAAGCTCAGTCCGGTGGTAAAGCCATTTGGGGTATTGTTCGGGCATATTTTCCTTTCAAAGAGGGGCGGGCAGGAGGACCCGCCCCAATCGTGCTTAGGCCAGACTAGCTCTGGATTCGGCAAGCCAGTTCGGGATACAGTTCCTTCCAGCCGTAGAGGATGTCGAGACGGCAGGGGAATTGATCGGTGCTGATGTTGTAAGCGCGTACCATGCGGATCGAAAGACCCGTCTGGGGATCGCTTACACGTGCGGCCATGTCAACGCCACGGGGCAACGGCAGGTCAGCCGACACCATTGTGAACGCATCCTTGTGGAATGCAAGACCCTGAGGAGTGTTGGTGTTGGCCGCGCCAACTACGGTGATAGCCGCGTTGTCAGCAGGGGAGTTAGTCACGGTCTGGAATGCGCCAGTCGTGGTGATTGCCGGGAAGATCGGAATCGTAGCAGCGCCACCAGCGGTAGACGAAACGTCAGCAGTTACAACGAACTGCTGAAGCGCTCCGGTAGACTGGCGATTCTGCGGGTTGACGCCGAAGACGCCAGCAATGGTGAACACGTCGCCACGGTTCAGACGCAATGCAGCGGCAGCGGTCCAACCGTCAGTGACGAGCGAGGAGCCAGTCTGAGCCGCGCCATTGACCAGCGGAGTGCCGCCGAGAGGCCCGACGGTGTGAACATTCGTGTTCTGGTCCATGTACCAGTCGAAGCCCACCGAAGTCCCCATCTTGCCCTTTTCGTACTGCTCCTTGATCTGATTGGAGCTTTGGAAAAGGCCCTTCAGGTTGTCAACGATGGTCGCTTGCATCAGCGGGTTAATCACGATGCTGCGGTCGCCGTCCATCGGGGTTGCGTTATTGTCGAGCGCCACACCCGCAAGCAGGTAAGTCAGCAACGCATTCGGGACAGTGCCGGGAGTGCCGACCGAGTTAGCAACGGTGTCGGAAAGCTGCATACCGTCGAAGTCGATTTTGTTCGCGACTACGGCGATAGCGGGCTTGATGAAACGGTTGCTGAAATCGTCGATACTCAGCAGGAGGTCAGCAGACGAAAAGCTGATGTCAACGCCAAACTGGGTGGTCAGCGTGACGGGTACTTGCGTTTCGGTCGCGTCTTCGATGCTGATCGCCTGCCCGGTGCGTCCCACGTAGCGAGGCGGTTTACGGGCATTGACGGTAGTACCGATCTTTGCCCCTTCAATCCCAAACTTGTCGCTGTACTGGCGATTGATGCGCTTGGTAAACGTCAGGTTGTTGGTGAGGACCCGCAGGGCCTCATTGGTGATCATTGAGATCGTTAAAAGAGTATTCGGCATGAGCCTGTCTCGCGCTCACGGCAAATAGGTTGTGTTTATTTGCCGCCGCTGTTGCGCCAGGCTACAAATTCCTGAAAGCTCATCTCTGAGGGCTTCTTCACTACTGGAGCCGAAGTCCCACCAGCGAGAGGCTTAATAGGTGGAGGTGCTGCACTGGCTTTGGTCACTTGCTTTACCGGAGGGGTAACGGTTCCGGTTAGTTCAAGCTCCAACTTCGCCAGCGCTTTCACCTGTTGAAGAGGTGGTAGGCCAAAAATCCGTTGGGCTTCTGCTAAATCTTTCGCTAAGGCGTACCCTAGCTTCGGGCCGATCTCAGATTCAACCATGAACTCTCGCATTTGCGGGGTTAACGGGATCTGAACATTGGCGTAATCGTCGAAATCGGGAATATCTTTTGCAGCTTCAGCAACGCGGGTTTGCCACGTATCGGCCTGCTGCTTGGCCTTCGTCTCGGCTTGCCTTGTGCCTTCCTTCCATTCAACTAGCGCCTCTGTGAACTTCTCTAGATCGCCGTCAAATTGGTCAAGAGTTGGCTTGCCTTCGATGACTGTGGGTTGCGGTTCACGCTCAGCGCTCGTAGCGCCAGTGTTTTTCGCTTCCAGCATTGCCCGGAGTTGGGCAATCTCTTGATCCTTGCGCTCTAACTTGCGCTGGAATCCGCCTTTTTTCTTGACGACAGGCTCAGGCTCAGATTCATCATCGCCATCATCACCAGCATCGCCTTCAGGCTCATCCTTGGACTCAGGTTCAGGCTCTTTTGCAGGTTCCTCGACAGCGGGAGTTTCCGCCTCATCGGGCATCGCAGTTGCGGCCTGTACTGCTTTCATTTGTTCCATATCCGACATCGTGTTGTCAATAGAAATCATTCACCCGGCCCTCCTGAGACCGTGTTTTGTTGCTGTTGCGCGGCTTGCTCCTGCATTTCGCGTTGCTTCTCGGCTTGCTGCTCAGATACCGAGACATCAATCTCATGCTTGGCCGCCGCGTACTGTTGCGCCATTAGCAGTTTTGAAAGCTGAGTATCAATGTTCGCCATAGCAATGCTGATCTTTGTGGCGTTGTTCTCCGCGTTCATGCGCTCCTTGCTGGCAATCTCTTCGTTCTTGGCTTCCAGCTTCTCCGTAAGCTCCTGAATGACCTGCGTAGCCTGTTGCGCGAACTGGTCAAGCTGAGCAAGCCTTTGCTGTACCTGTGGGGGTACCTCTGCGTTCTCGTCGTTGTCGGCAATGCCAGGGGGTAGCGCGTTCTTCAAGCGCTTGGCAAGCTCGGGAGCGCCAGGGAAGTCCAGATTGTTTACGATGAGATCAGGCCCGACCTGTTGAACCATCGGGATCACCTTGGCCGTCTCCAGCATCATTTCAGCGCTCTGCTCACGCTTGGTTGCGTAGCTCGGTCCAGTCTCAACCGTCACGTCGTAGCGCATGGCTGTCAGATCGTAGATGCGCTCTACTCCCTTGATGACCGTTGGCTTGTTGATCTCCACAACGTCATCGGTCATATCGCCTTTGACGATGCGGAGTAGCCTAGGAGCGTCGTACACCTTAGGTACAGCCGACATAATCACGCGGCCCATGTGTTCGTAAGCTCGGCTAGCGTTGTCCGCATAGTTGAGATTGGCAATGTCGCTTTCCTTCTGCCGCGCCAGAATAGCCCTACCGCTCTGCTCCTGCCCCTGATCGCCTAGCGAAGCCTTGTAGATCCCCGTGGTGTGCATCAAGTCCCGTGAAGCTTGCTCGATACCCATCGCAATCGCCTGTATTGGCGCTTCGTAGCTGGTGCGCTGTGGTGCGCCTAGGACCTGCCCACCTGCTGACACTGGCTTGTATGGCAAATACGGATAGTTCCGCGTGTTAGCCGTGTTCCAAAGCTCTTCGAAGCCTTCAAGCTGCCCTTCAGCAATGATAAAAGGCGACTTCGGAGACAGCGAAATAGCCTCAGTCTCAGCCGTAACCATGACGTTATAGCGCCGCTGCGGGTCGATGGAGTCGCGCACCATGCCCTTCAGGATCTCCACGCCGTCCACCATCGTCAAATCCCCGTACATGCCCACGATGGGGATCATGGCAAAGGGTGTGTCGCCCTCTTCGATGATCTCTAGGCCGTTAGCTTTGCACCATTTGACGGTTGGGACTTCTACATCGCGTGTACGCATGATGCCAAGCCCGTTGTTCGGGTCAAACTCGCCCTCGTAGCCGACAGATCCGTCATCGAACTGGACTAAAACCTTCTTCGCTAGCTCAACATAGAAGTACTCAACGACGCGCACGCCGCCGCCGGGAAACCATAGCGTTGACTGATCGCCCATCGACCGCATTGAGTCTGCGGACAACGGCTGAGCATTTGGAAACTCAGTCTCGAAGTCTTCCTTGGTCATGTCCTGAACAATGAAGGCATACTTCGCATCTTCCTTGTTGGGCATCTGTGCGCCGGGATCGATGTAGACGCTGAAAGGGTTCTTGATCCACTCCAGCTTGATCTCCTGGTCGAAGCTATCCGCACCTTCGTAGTCCGTGATCGCTCGCAGGTAACCAAACCCGCAGATGGTCATGTAGTTGAAGGCGTTATCGTAGGCTACCTTAGCGTTAGAATGCCCCTGAATGCGCCTGCACAGCCCCTCAGCGATCTCGGCCATCTCCTTAGCGACATCACCGTTCTGCGTGGGCTTGATAATCGCCTGTGGCCTCTGCGCCCGATGCTCGTTGGTCACCTGCTTCGTGAACTGAGGCATCCGGTTGATCGTGAGGCAGGGACGGCCCTCCTGTTGCCGCTGTATCGCTACTTCCTGATACCACTGCATCCCGCTGTGAAAGCGTACATCCTCTAGCGATAGCTGGCGCTTGGGAGCTTCAGCCTCAGCCGTGAACTTGAAGCGGCGTCGAAGCTGTTCGAGCTTTGATTCTTTGGAGTATTCGCTTTTGGGCATCACGTTCTGTCAAACCTTTCGACTTGCTCGGATGGGGTGCGAACGCAATCACATCTTTCGCAATAAGTGGTGATTCGCGTTAAGGGCTTAGCCCCGCCTGTGTAAACAAGCTGCTGAATTTCCGTTTTTGCAATTGCAATCAGCTCGCGCATCCAAGGCTCACGCTTAACGTCTTCGCATTCCGATGGGGGATTCCCTATGTACTTAAGCTGTTCGTAGTGCTTTTGTTCGAGCCACTTAACAACGGTTTCTAGTTCGCTTTTTGTCATCCCATCCACGCTCCTTGCATCCCTGTGCTGCCGAGGTAGTTCCCCACGGTCTTCTTCACTGGCTTCGTCGTCATGCGCTCTAGCCCGGACATCACCAGATACCTGAGAGCGTCTAGCGCGTGGTCGTTGGCCTTGACAATCTTGCCCTTTTCATCGCGTCGGTAGATCCTGAACTCAGATCGCAGGTTCGACAGGCTCTTGAATATCTTGAGTCGGCCCGTAGCCATGCGGGTGAACGTCTCAAAGATGCCAGCTTCGACGCTGTTGTCTGCGTTCTCAACATCCAGCCCCATCGAACGATACCGATCTATCAGGGCTTGTCCGTCGTGCTGGCTGCGACCATTAGCCGCAGGGTCGATCACCCCCTTTATCCACTCACCACGGCTCTTGATAGCCGCTACATGGACGGGAGGTTCGCCCTCCCCGCGATAGTGTTCGCTGTAAAGGTACAGCGTATCCGTATCTCGATCAAGTGCGCCCCAAATGGCAGCAGTGCGATTCCAGCCCACGTCGAAGCCGTATGCTCTCGGCCAATGCGCTGGCAGTTCAAAGTCATCGACAAGCAAGTCCTCTTCGGCTATCGGGTAGATCGCGCCTGATCCAAGCTGAGGGATCCCCTTCATGCGAGCTTCACGCTGATACGCAGGGATCGACGCCATCAACTCACGCTTGGCGGTCTCGTCAAGGTGCGGCACGTCATCCCAACCGCACATGGTCACGTGCTTCAGGCTCTCGCCATCGGTTGCTAGCGTGCCACCTGGCAGGAACGTCAGCACTACCTCAGTCAGTCCCGAGAGCGGGGTAAACGTAAGCATTACCAGCCCGTTCGTGGTCATCGTGCGAATCAGACACTCGCTGTATATGTCGCTCGGGCATTCTTCGTCCAGCCATACAAGATCCTGCCCTGTACCCTGAAACGCTTCCCGGCGCTGGTCGTAGGATTTGAACGTCAGAACGCTGTTTTTGCCTGATACGTGTTGAACCCAAATCGTGTCAATTGCATCAGCTATGCCAGCTTTGGCCGTTTTGTGTCCTATTAAATGGCCGGGTATCATGCCAGTCCCGAATTGGCCGATATCTCCTAACAATGACGCCTGTAGAATCTCCTTGACCGTCTTGCTGGTGTCGCCAGCTGCCCAGACCTTGACGGGCTTGCTGAAGCGTCTGCCTTGCCACCAGTGCGGGTAAACGCCTGTGAGGTGGCAGGTTGTCTCATATGCCCCTGCAATCGTCTTACCGACACGGTTACCAGCGATGAAGGCGCGTTCTCTTCGCTCAGCCCCGGCCCTGAAGAACTCAAGATGCTTGTGATACAGCTCGCGCCGATACGGGCCAGCATCGGGGAAATACCGCTTTATTGCGTTGCGCTTGCGGCGCTCGATCTCCCCGGCGATGTCTAGCGTGAGGACTTCGGGGATTGCTGCGGTCATTTGTCCACCAAGCAATGCAAATGTGGGGCTACCAAAGAAGCCTGCAAGTCAGCAATGCCAGGGCCTCGCTCTAACGTCAAATGCCCACGCTCAACCGCGATTGCAAGTCCTTGCTCGATTGATGCGCACCGCAGAAACCAAACCTTGCCGCTCTTGTCGGCATAGCTGATCGACAATCCGTTGTGCCAGTCGATTGAGACTTTCTGCCCGACGATTATGGCTAGGATCTGCTCTGCGGTCATGCAGCCCCCGTAGCTTCGTTGTATTCCTTGACATGCGCGATTAACTGAGGCAGCAAAATTGCCACGATCTCCAAGCCAGTATTAGCCCTCGGGTCGAATTGCATTTGCACATCATGGCATGCTTTTGCATCAATCCACGTCAGCCTAGCCATGAAGCGATCATTCTCAACGTCATAGGCGGTCATGAACTTCAGATTGTCGCCGTTCATGCTTACCATTACGCAGCCCCCGTAAGCTTCCGTTGCAGGTCCAGCGCTACCGTTAGCTCGTCGTCGGTGAGGGCTTCTAGCTTGGCCGCGCGTATATCGATAGGGCCGCCGTCTTTGCCTGTGATCTCCTGCTTGAAGCGGTCGCCAAATGTCGCAGGGTCTAGGCCCTTGAGCAGAAACTCGAGTAGCCTGTCAGAGCCTTCAAAGGCCCTGCGCTTGGCTTCGTCAGACAATGCGCGAATGCCGATAGCTTCAGATGCTTTGAAGCGCTCAGGGTATGTCGGATCATTGCTGAGCCAGGAATAGTGAGTGCGGCAACCAATACCAGCAGCCTGAGAAGCGTGGTCTATGCGCCCGTACTTCTCGTAAGCCTCAAGGAAAGCTTCTTGACGGGCATCCTGTGCGATCTCACGCGCGCGCGAACGTACAATTTGCTTGCTCACTTATCCTCGTAATCGCCTTGTTCGGCTGAAAGAAATCGATCTTGCGCTGATTCAATCAACCCTTCAAGGTGTTTCAGCGCATTTTTAGCATTTTTTACGTCACCCGGCAAAGATCCTTCATCGTGCACAACCATGCGCTCAGTTTCCTTGTGATCCAGTAGGAACGCCATAACGGCTGCAAAGTCTGCTCGGCTCATGATTTTACCTTATCCGCGCCCTGCTTCCGCGTCTCGCCCTCGCGTGGCCGTGGCTTGCGTGGCATCAT